TGAAGATCAAGCTAGTATGAGTTCAAATAGGGGAGTTAAAGTTAGTGGAGGTGCCTAATGGGTTACCATAAACTAATTCAAGATAATGTAAAAATGGCATTTAATACAATAGGTGATATAGCTGAAGATATAGTTTTTACAAATAAAAATGTAACTTCTTATAACTTTACTACACAATCTGTTGTTAGTTCAACTGATACATCGATTACTGTGAAAGCTGTAATTGAAAGTCAATATAGAACTAATGATGATAAACCTAGGTTAGAATGCAAAATAATGATTGATTCAGCTAATTTAGATTCTAAGATTATTGATAATTACGACAGTGTTGTGCTTAGAGGTAAAACTTGGAAAATAAATAGTTTTGAAGATAATAATTATGTTATCAATTTAATTGTTGGAAGGGAATCATAATGGCTACAATATCACAATTATTAACAGCTGTTGAAGGTTTATTCGCTTCTAGCGCTTGGACATCAAATAATGTAAAAGCTTTTCCTGCGAATTATCAAGGGAAAATAAACTCTGATGAATGGATACGGGTTTCTGTATTACCATTTTCTTCAGAATTAGCTTATAAAGATGTAATAGCAAATGGTCAAATTGTATGTCAAATATTTGTTCCAGCCGGAGCAGGTATGAAACGTGCATATGAAATTGCTGATATGTTAAAAACATTATTAGATCAAGAAGTAATCTCTGGATATCTACAAACAACTAATAGCTTTATAACAAACATTGGAATTGACACTAAAGATTCAGGTTTATTTAACGTGAATTATACGGTTAATTTCAGATCAATTTAACCAAAAATAATATAAAGGAATAACAAAAAATGGCTCTAATTTCAAATATAGGTGCTGGTATTTTCACTAAACTAAAATACAAAGCTGATAGTAGCTACACATTACCAACTTCAGATTCTGAACACCAAACCTTCATAGGTGCTGGTGGTGATTTTGATGGTGCAACTGAAGTTACTAACATCAGAGAATTTCCTTCATTTGGTAAACCCGCTAACATTGTTAACGTACCAAATTATGGACAATCTGTAAGTTCACAGATCCAAGGACAATCTGATGCTCCAACATTGGAATTTACTTTGAACTATGTACCATCTGTGCATGATACTATTCAAGGTTTAGTTCAAGACGGGAACACATATGTATTTCAACTAGATGTTAAAAACGCATCTACTGGTGATAATGCTGCATTTTACGTAAAAGGGCAAGTAGCTTCTTTTGAAGTGTCTCCAAATTTGACTGATTCAAATCAGGCAACTTTGACTTTAAGTACTTCAACTGACTATACTGGTCCATTTGCTGACGCATAATAAAATTTTTAGGCTGGGCTTAATTGCCCAGCTTAACTAAATTGTATAGGATAAAAATCATGGATAAACCATTTAATAAATATTATGTATTAAGAATAACATCTTTGCATATAAAAAAATCTGTAGATACATCCATAAGAAAAACTTATGACAGATTAAAAGATGTAGAGGATAAACAACAAGTCTTTGAAACATTAGACGTTTTACATAAAATTAGAAAAATGATGGAAGACTTTGAATCGAATAATAAACATTTATATCAAAAACCTTTAGAGGAAATAAAGAATGAAACACATAAAGATAATACAAATAACGAAGAAAATACCATTTCTGGATCAGGAAGTGGAAATCAAACAGCTGACAGTTAAAGGCATAAAAGATTTACAAAAATCATTAGATGATAATAAAGTTGATGATGTTGGTGGTTTAAAAACTTTAAGTGCTATATTTAAACAAACTGTTGTTGGTGCTGAAGATATGAAAGAATCTGAATTTGAAAACTTTCCTATTAAAGCATTAAGTCAATTATCTCAAGATATTCTTGAATATAATGGATTGGCTGCTAAAGATGACAAAGGTGGTGAATTGGGGAAGAAGAGCTAGCAGAATATGAAATAGCTCATCAATTAGGTGTTACATTAGATACTATATATAATATGTCCAGCAAAGAATACATGGGTTGGATAAAATATTTTAATGAAAGACCTTACGGTTGGCGAGAAGATCATAGGACTGCTATATTAGCTCAAACAACATACCAAGGCACTAAACCATTAAGGGTAAATGAATTATTTCCTTCGTTAAATATGATGAAGAATAGTAATACACAAAAAGATTTAAAATTAGAAGCTGGCTTTAATAAATTAAAAAGCTTAGCTAAAAAATCTGAATAATAGTAGGGCGGTGTAAACTGCCCACTTGAAAGGCAATTATGAGAGATACTAAAACATTAATTCAGTATAGTAATGTTGCTAAAAAGAATTTAAAAGAAAAAGAATTATTTAAAAACCTTAAAAAAGAAGTAAATATTGGTGCCAATGGTACACAAAGATACATTATTAAAAAGGGTATAAATAAGGGTAAATTAATATAATGGCAATAACTACTATTGGTCTAAAAACTGCTGCTAAAGATCTTGCAAAAAATGTAAATAAAGCAATTGAACAGGAATTTAGATCAAGAGCATTAAAAGCTTTTGCTGATGTAAAATTAACAACTCCAGTTGATACTGGTCAAGCTAGAAATAGCTGGTATATTGGGTACACTGAAACATATTATAATCAAAAAGAACCTGCTTTAACATCTAATATAAATATATTGGTTCCAAAAGATAAACCAAATAAAATTATTGTTACTAATGGTACAACATATATAGAATTTCTTAATAATGGACATTCACAACAAGCACCAACTAAATTTATAGAGGCTGCTTTTAGAAAATACTTTGATGAAGTTAATGTGGAAATAACTAACGGATAAGGAAAAATGGCTGTAAAATTAGATATAATTACTAATGTAAAGGGACAAAGCCAAGTAAATTCATTACAATCTGGTTTAGCTAAACTAGGTACGAATGCTACTATAGCTTCAAGAAAATTAAAACAATTAGAAATTGCAGCTGCCAAATCAAGAGGAACTTTTGCAGCACTTGGTACAACTTTAAAAGTTGGTGTTGCTGCATCATTAGCTGCTGTTACTTTTGGTATTGGTAAATTTGTAAAAGATACATTCCAAGCGGGTCAACTTACTGAATCATTACAAGTAAGATTTAAACTATTATTTAATTCAGCTTCAGAAGGTGCAAAAGCATTTGATGTATTAAATCAATTTGCTAGTAAAGTTCCATTTTCACTAGAAGCTATTGCGGCAGGTTCTGGTAACCTAGCTGTTATTGCTAAAGATGCTGATGAATTATCTAAAGTATTAGAAGTAACTGGTAATGTTGCTGCAGCTACAGGTCTAGATTTTAGACAAACTGCTGAACAAATTCAAAGAGCATTTGCTGGTGGTATAGCCGCTGCTGACGTCTTTAGGGAAAGAGGTGTTAGAGCAATGTTAGGCTTTGAAGCAGGTGCTAAAGTATCAATTGAAGAAACTAGAAAAAGATTTTTTGAAGTATTTGCTAATGGTGGTCAATTTTCTAAAGCAACAAAAGATTTTGAATCAACATTAGAAGCACAAGTTTCATTTGTAGAAGATGCTTATTTTAGATTTAGACAAGCCGCTGCTCAACCTTTATTTGCTGGAGTAAAACAACAAGTAATGGATTTGGTTGGTAATTTTAAACAAAATGATCAAGCATTAAAACAATTAGCTCAAACCGTAGGTGAAAATTTAGCAAAAGCTTTTAAAAAAGTTGAAAATGGAATTAAATTTGTAGCTAGAAATATTGATGAAATAGTTATAGCATTTAAAATATTTATTGGATTAAAATTAGGAACATTTATTGCAGGAATTGCGGCACAATTTATTTTATTAGCAAGCAAAATTAAAATAGCTACGTTTACTATGCATGGTTTAAACCTTGCAATAAGAGCCAATCCAATAGGACTTCTTGTAACCGCTATTCAAATTGCAGTAACTGCATTTATTGTATTTTATGATGAAATAATAAAAATTGGAAAAGCAATAGGAGATTTTTTAGTTGAAAAATTTAAAAGAGCAAAAATAGCTGTTCTTGAATTTATTTCTAAATTAACTATATTTCCTGACACTTCAGACGCTGCAAAAAAAGCAGCCCAAGATTTAAAAAATGAATTAGACGGATTAGCATCAAGTTATACAAAACTTACTAAAGAACAAAAAGGTTATTTTAGTGGTGTTGATATGTCAAAAAGAACATCAAAAACAAGAACGTTTGCAGATATGCCTAATCCAAGATTAGATATGGCTCGTGATGATAGAATAAAAGCTGAAAAAAGAGCAAAAGAATTAATGTCTATAAATGAACGAATTATGTTCACAAATAGAAGAATGATTATTGATCAAGCTAAACTTAATGCCGCTCAAACAACATACAGAGATCTTTTAGAAGAATCTGGTATTGAAGCTAAATTAATTTCCGATACAATTAGTACAACCTTTTTAGAAGGATTAAGACAGGGTAATTCATTATTAGAAACTACTAAAAATATATTTAAAAACATATTAAATACTATAGCTGAAACTATTATAAAGAAAACTATTGAAGCTGGAATAGAAAGATTATTTGAAAGTTTTGGAACTAAAAAACTTATAATAGAAAAACAAATTACATCAGAAAAAGCTCAACAATTAGCATTAGCAACTGCAACTGCTGCTGTAAGTGGTGGATCAGGTGGTAGTTTCTTTTCTTTTTTAGGATTTAATAAAGGTGGAGTTGTACCAGGTGGTGCACCATATACAGATAGAATACCTGCATTATTAACACCAGGTGAAGTTGTAATACCAAGAAACCAAGCTCAAGGAAATATGGGAAGTGTAGTTAATAATACATTTAATATATCTGGAAATGTAGATCAAAGAGCAATTGATCAAATTAGATCTGTTATAACAAGTAGCCCTGCTGAAGTAGGTGGAGCTAATAAAAGTTTTACTAGAAATACTGCTGGTTTAAGAAATAGGAGAAGATAATGTCAAAAATATTTGAATATACAAATAGTGTCTCTTTAAATAGAGCTTCCAGAGTCAGAAGATCAATATCAAATTCTGGTTATGCAAGAATAGAAAGAGGCAGTCCAACATTTTATTCTATGGAAGTAAATTTACCATTATTAACTAAAGCAAAATATGATGAAGTAGAAGCAGAATTATTAGGTATAACAGATGGAATAGATTTTAAAACAACTGATTTACCATCAACAATTAATTTAACTTTTGCTAATGGAACTATAACACCACAATCTGGTTTAACAATTACGGTTGTTGATGCAAATACAAGTGGAGAAGATGTACAATTAGCTAATGTAGATAATTCAAGCACTGTTAAAGCCGGTGATTTTATACAATTTAGTTCAAGTTCAAAAGTGTATCAAATTAAAGCTGATGCAAATGCTTCAAGTAATTTATTAACTTTTAAATTAATGACTGGTGCAATTAATCCAATTATAAGTGGTAATACATTTACTTATGGTAACGGAGTACAATTTAAAATGTTATTAAATGGTAGACCAAATGTAACAGTTGTTCCTGGCCCAGGATTTAATTATTATGCTTATGATACTTTTAATTTTCAGGAGATATTATAATGGTAAAAACAATAGATTCAACAACATTAATTGAAGCAGGACAAAGAAATACTTATCCAATTCAATTAATTAAATTTCAAGTTACTTCTGATAATAACGATAGTTTATTTTTAAATACTGGATATACAAATATTACTTATAATGGTGATACATATTTAC